TTTCTGACAGTGATGAAGAATAGTTTGATCTCCTACATATAACGCTACATGACTTAATTTGTTCTTATATGTATTCAAAAGCAAAACATCTCCAACTTCTGTTTCAACATTATCATCTATTTCCGTAAAACCTAATTTAGGTAAAGCATATTCAAATAAAGGATTTTCTGCAAAATCTTCTGGACTTTTTGGTCGTTTCCAATGTTTAATTTGTATATTTTTCTTTTCTTTATACCAATCGGTAATCAAACTCCAACAATCTTGTATATCCCATACCCATTCTCTACCTATCAATCCTTTTTTATAGCCAGAAGGTTCAAAATAATTCCATTGCTCTGGTTCTGGAGTAACAATATAAAAAGGCAAGTCTAAATATTCGCAACTTGCAAGATCAGCTTGGCTAGGAATGGGAGGGTGATTTGGGTGACTATGAAAAACAGCAACTATTTCACCAGCATCTTCAGCTTTTACCCAATCATCAGGATCAATAATAAATTGATCTTCTGAATCTTCAGCAAGATTTTTACAAGGAAAATATTTTTCTTTACCTTTATAAACAGCTAACAAACCACAAGCTTCATGTGGTGCATCTTCTTTTGCGTGTTTTAGTGCAATATTTTTCCAAGTCATCCTACAAACGTACCAATACCAGGAAATATTGCTCTGGTTGCTATTCTTTTTGGCAGTTTTACATTAACTAGATCAAGTGCAGAAATAGCTTCCCATTGAACAACATCTCTATTTTCAGTTATTTTTCTATCTAAAAAATAAATTTCTTGAGGAAACTCTGCTGTTGGATCAGGAGTCCCATAAGGATTTGTATTACCCTCAAAATTAACAGCATCCAAAAATTTAGCTAATGTTCTAATTCTTACCAATTTTGTTCCATTTAAATCATTACCAATAGTTGTTTGATTGGCAGCTTGCATAAGTGCAGTAATCGTTCCAAAGATATTACTTACAGAAATTGTAGGTCTAGGTAAAGTACCTGTAGAACCGAAATCAAATCCTTCACATTGAATAGGAAACTTTTCATAACTATTGCCAGCCCATACAATATTTCCATTTGCGTTCATATTTGAACCGTTATGAAAACGATTAACAGTGGAAGAACCATGCAATGTTGAATCTAATGTCAACGTAAACAATTCAATAATTGCTCCAGGATTTATTGATTGTAAGGCTGAAACTGGTACTGCCATTAGGGTTCAAATACTTGTTCAAATGTTGCTGTGATTCTATTACGCTCAAAATCAAACATCTCTCTGTTAAAACTTCTACATATCCATTGGTAGCTCGCGGTTTCGTCAGGTGGTGACCAAGTAAATGATGCAGCATCTTTTCCTCTAGCTTCTAAAAATGTTTCGATCTCATCTGCATCTTCATCATCTACATTGAATGTCAGACTCCAAACTTTTGGATCTTGATTTAATCCAAATGAAGTACGTTGCTGATAGCCGTCACCAAACTGAGTAACTCTTAACTTTGGCTGACTACGTTTTGTAGCAGAATATGATGGGTTGTAACTAGGGAAAGTAGCCATTAGCGAATACTAGAAAGTAGTCCTCCAGGTCTTTGTTGCTTAACAAGTTCACTTTGAACTGCAACAGATATAAGTCCACCAAGTTCTTTCGCTCCAGCATTATCACCTTGAACATCTGAACCTGATGCGTCTACATTAACAACAACACTTGTGCTACCGCCACCCATAAGTTTGTGGT